TTTATAGTTCATCATAATTTTTTACCTTTTGTTAAACTAATATACCATTAATTTTCGTCAATAACAGACATTTGTTGCACTCCAGACTTAGCGAGTGATACTCTAGCTCTTAATTCTGATAATTCTTCGTTTTGTTCTAGTTTGTCTTCAAAATTATCTTTAGATTGTAGCAATCTTGCTCTTGCAAGCTCTTGTTGAGCTTCATCATTTTGTTTTTTACGCTCATTTTCCATAGCTCTTAGGTCAACTTCACGTGATTTAAGTTTTAATAATGGATCAGAGTCAAATTGAGATGTAATATTGTTTTCTTCCTTCATAAAATCTTCTGTCATTTCTGCAATTAACACTGCTTTTCTAGATTCCATAGTATTTGTTATCTGTTGTAACAGTTGTGCAGCTTGTGGATTAGTTGGAGCTTGTTGTTGAAGCGATTGCATCTGCATCATTTGTTCTCTAAATTCTATTTGAACCTGTTCTTGAGCCATGATTGATATATGTTCTAAAATATTTTTTTGAATCGCTGCCATAATAGTAGGATTATTTCTAACCATGTTAGTTGACATGAAATTTAAGTGAGCTGTGATGTGTGCTCTGTGATCTTGACCAGGAAATGCTTGAAAAGGTTTACCCGCCATTGCATCAATGTGTTCTAAACTTGGATCTTTTGGTGCAGGTGGAGAAGGAGGTGGTAATATTTGATTAACATCTTTCACTCCGATTGCTTCGTACATTTTTTTGTAGGCATTATACAAGTTATGAATCTGTGGATTTGATTGTGCAAGCTGTAATTCTGTTTGTGCCATTGTAATTCTTTGTGACTGAGAAAATATATTTGGATCTGCTACAGGAATGATATCTATTCTATCATCAAAATCTACTTGCTTAATAGTTCTTGCACCACCAACCACGTCATAAGGATATTCTGGCGGTAGATATTGAGCAATAATTGTTCCTAATAATTTAAATTCTTTTTTCATTGCCGCGTACAATCGTTTATGAATTGCACTCATGACACGTGAACCACGTTCTAATAATGCAATTGTTGTTCCAACGGCTGCGTTTTGATTACCATCACCTACTTGCATATCAGCAATAGCCGCAAATCTTTGCCCTGCTCCTACAACAGTTCCCATTAATGATAACAATGTTTGAGAAGGTTCCTTATAAGGTAGGGGAAAGAATGCATCACGTAAAGATCCACCTGGTGCATCAACATCTTTAAATTCACCTGGTTGTATTGGTGACGCTTCATCTCTAACTCTAACTCCACGTTGTTTGAATCCAGCTGGCAGATTAGACAACGTTCCCGCATCTAATAACTGCCTTAGAGCCGCGGTCGCCGTTCTTGACAGTCCACCTATCATGTGGATTAGACCGAAACCATAAAAACCTAGACCTGGTAAAAATTTAAAATGTACAAAATATTGTATTTTATTTTTTTTCAAATCATTTGGTGCATAATTTCTTTTAATAGATAAAATTTTTCTTGATGATTCTTCAACTGTTACGATGTATGGAAGTTTAATTCCTGTTGGCTCATTGTTTTCATCCATGTCTTCAAAGCCTTCTAAATCTAAATTTACATGGCATTCTAAAACATTGTAAACTGGTTCTTGTTTTCCAGTTTTTTTAGTTCCTGAAATCTCTCTTTCTTTTTTAGTCAACTCATCATTATTATCTGCACCTGGCGGACCAAGTTCTACGTCAGCATAAAAACCATTGACTTGTTGTTTTCTTAAATCGTTTTCAGAAATTTTTAAAGAGTGGATGATTGCTTCCGCTTCGTCTAATGAGGTAGCCGTATACGGAACAATCAAATCCTCAGCAGGTATAAATTTACTTACTGCTCTCCCCAATAACTGGTCATAGTAAACTTTTTTAAAAGTTGATCCAGCTAATGGTAAATGAAATAACATTTGATCGAACTCAGGTTCGTATTCTTGCATTTGATCCATTAATAAATAATTCATGTAATCTTTTACACGTTGAGACTGTTGTTGAACTTCAGAAGAATCGATGCCTATAATATCTGTTCTTACAGGTCCATCTCCTGGTAATAATTCTTTGTAAGCTTGCGCTTGAAATTGTGTAACTGCTTCAGCAAGTACAGGATGTGTTGCACCACTTGCTCCTTGAAAAGGTTCTGTTCTATTTTCATATTTAAAACCTAAAAGATCTAAACCTTGAATGTAAGATTGTTCCCAATCTTTTCTAGAAGTTTTATAGTCCATGTAGTTGTCAACCATTTCACTTCCAATAGGTTCTAGAATATCTTCAGGTAAAATATCTGCTAAGTTATCAAAATGAGATTCTGTTCCTGGTATATTAATAGCTCCTGGTTCAAAGTCTAATGTAACTCCACCATCTTCTTCAGGTATAACTTCTACAGGACCTTTTTCTACAATATCTTCCTGCTCTGTAACTTCTTCTTCAGCTGGTATTTCTACTTCTGTTCTTACTTCGTTAGGAAGGGACTTATCTATATCTGCCATTTAAAATTTCTCCAATGTTAGCTTCTAACTTGTTTTAAAGGAACTTTCAACCCTTGTGGTGTTGGTCCTGATTTTGGTGGTGGACCAGATTTCACGCCTCCTGAACCAAGTGGTTTATCAATCATACCGCCGTCTTTTCTTTCTTCTCTCATTTGTTTTGCAACTAAGTCTGCTGCAGACTCCTCTGACATATCACCAGATAATTCTCTAACACGTCTTTCAAATTCTTTTCTACGTTCAGGGCTGTAATTTTTTGTGTATAAATCTGTTACGCTAGACATTAATAATAATTCCTCTGTTTTTGTTCGACAACTTCATCCACATAATCTTCTGGATGTTCTATCAAACCACCTTGTCTAAATCTCATGATTGCTTGTGTGGTGGAGTCGACCAAGTCATCATGATCCCCAAAAGGAAAAGATGCACATTCTTCAATGACCTCTTCCGCAAACTTTTGCTCAGGAGCCCATATCATACCAGATTCAAACAAAGGTGCAACAGCATTTACACGAGCGTGCTTGTCATTTCCACGTGAAGGGGTAAAGTTCATTACTGGGATATCCATTTTTCTTAGTTCATATGTCAAAGGCAAACCAGATGCTTTTGCCTCCACAATTACTGTTTCAGGATTCCAATAGCGATATTGTTCAAGAGCCAAGCGCCTTAGTTCAGGAAACTCATACCGTCCCTTGATTGCATCAAGTAAAATTAAATTAGCACCTGAGTCTTCATTAGGATACCAAACACCCCAGGTAGTAATGGCTGAGTAATCCGCTGTCTCCTTTTTTAAAAACGCCGTATCATAAGATTGTATGACATGGTAGATTTGTGGAATATCATCTCCTTCATATTTTCTCCACCACTCACGTTTAAGAATTGCACCTTCTTCAGAAGTTGGTTGTTGCATCCATTGTGCATTCCATTTAGCAACAGGTAATGCAGCTTTTACTTTATCAAGTTCATCTATTTTCCAATACTCAGGCCAAACAGGTTTAGGGTTATCTGATCCGTGGTCCATGATTGCTGGAAACTCAACCACGTGCCACTTGTCAGCTTTCGCTTCCTTTTGACTATTAACCAAGGCTCCTGTTAAATCTTTAGTAGACCAACGCGTCATAACTAAAATAATTTTACCACCAGGTTGTAAACGCTGACGTGGTCCTGATGTATACCATTCATAAGCTTTCTCTAAAGATACTTTAGACATTGCATCTTGCTCCGAGTGTGGGTCATCAATAATCAAGAGATCTGCACCACGGCCCGTGATTGCACCACCAACACCAGCTGCAAAATATTCACCGCCCTCGGATGTTTCCCATCTTCCTGCTGCCTGACTATCTTCACTTAATGTTGTATTAAAAACTTTTCTATAATCTTCAGAATCAATCAAGTTTTTTGCTTTACGACCAAATCTTATTGCTAGTTCTGCCGTGTGTGTTGCTTGAATTATCTTGAGCTTTGGTTCACGGCCCACCATCCATGCTGGCAGAAGATAGGATGCAAATTCTGATTTAGTATGTCTAGGAGGCATATTAATAATTAATCTATTTATTTCGCCCGTGGCTAATTCATTAAATTTTTTTGCAATGTGCCTGTGGTGGGACCCCTCTACAAAATCTGGCCAAACGCATTTGACAAAAGAAAGAAAGTCATCTTTAGCTTTATTCCGTATCTTTTTTTCAGCGTGTAATACTTGAAGTTGTTTGAATGTTCTTCTTATATCAGCAGGTAACTTACTTATATCTATATTATTCGTTTCCATAAAAAATTTTTATAAAATTTTTTTGCATCGCAAAGGATGTTCGATAAGTTTTTTACAGGGTCTGACAATATAAATCAAGCATATATATACTACATTAGGATCCCTATCTGACGTAAAAAGGGGGGTGGGGTGCTTCGCACTTTGGTTTTTTGGTGTCGAGTTGGTACCTCTATTAAAGATACACGGGTCACGGAACATGAACCATACAAACAAAAAACCCGCCCTTGAAACAAGGGCGGGTTATCAATTAACTATTGAGAGATTTTAAAAGCCGAATGATAATTGTATTGGCTCGACAATACTAATATGATACGGGGTATCAGCGCATTTTTCAGCTTGTTTTAAAAACAATCTATAAGCCGTATAATTAGCGGGTATTAAATGAGTATATTCTGAAACATAGCCATCAACATTGTAATCGGGGCTATCATAAAAATACTCATCACTTTTAAGAACGGCGATTTTGCCATTAACCGCACATTCTTTTATTTTTTTTACTATTTTTAAATCGTACTCATTTTGAGTAGGAAGTTTTGATTTTCCAGATTTATACCCTAACAAGTACAATTTTCTTTTTTGTTTTTCTGTAATCATAAGTTGACAATATACTTAAATTTTAATATTGTCAATAGGATAATAAACTAAAATAAAGGACAATAAATATGTTTAATGAAACAATAACAACGGAACTTTTTAAAGGTCAAAAAGAAGACCGTTTTTTAATCAAAGACATTGCAACTCATGGTTGTAAAGGTGGTGTATCTGGCTTGACCTATTATACTGAAACAATCAAATTTTATGATAAGCATAAAGATGAAATTTGGAATATGCTTTACGATTTAAGTCAAGACACGGGTTTTTCAGTTCCATTTTTAATAAGTGATTTTAATGGTGCGGGTAATGTTGACAGTGACGGCACTTTTAAAAATTTGCTTGTTTGGTGGGCTGTTGAACAAAAAGCACGGGAAATAGAACAGGACTAAAAATTCAAGTTTCCTGGCTCATTATTCATGAGCCAGGAATAATAAGAGATTTTATTTTTATTTTATTTTACAACGCACAAGCTAACCAACCAACACAAATAACACTCAAGCGAAAAAAAATCATAAAACAAAGCGCAAGCGCCATGAATTACGGCTCATGGATCATGAAAAAAGGTTTTTAAAAAAGTTTTGCAAGGTCTTCGGCTCACGGACTTTTGCATAATAATAACTTGACCGCAACGGGTTCAAATCAAGCTATAATTTAAAGAAAATATATATTAATCAGTACTTATTTAATTAATAGGTGGGTTCAAAATTTAAGGTTATTTAACAATCAATACAATAGTTTTTATGGGCGGTATAATCGGGTCTTAGAGGTGAAAAACAAGTATAACAAAGACCGCTCATGTTTTTATACTTTCCATTTATTAAGTGAGTTATTTTTAAATTATCTCTTAATTCATCAACTTTCATTTTTTTAAACTCTTCGATGTTTAAATTGGGGTCATTTTCAACTATAAGCAAAAGTTCTTTTTTGCTTAATAATCTATTTTTTTCTAAGTCTTTTGTATTCGTCATATAATCTTGACAATTCATAACTATCGCATTTATTTATATATTCAACTAATTCAGTTCTCATTTGTTTGCGCTCTTCATTTACTTTAGCTTTATTTTTCGCCCTAACATGATCTAACGCCTCAAAGTCAACAGCCATTATTCCTCACTTTTTGTTTTTAAATTTTCTATTTCACTTAATAAAAAATTTTCTTCTATTTGTTCATTATAACTAGCGTCATGAGTATGGTTTCCACACTCATAACAAAAAGTATTTTCTATTGGATATTCTTTTTGTGTTTTTTCAATATTTAATTGAATTTCGGACAATTTATTTTTAAGATATTCAATTATTGTTTTGTTTTTATCTAACATTTATTCAGCCTTTATTTTGTTTTGGTGTTTATCTAGCCACAATCTAATTTTAACACGGCTAGCATTATCTAAATTTAACTCTTCAATCTCGCTAACTAGTTCTCGTATTAATGCTAATTTACCAAAACTAGAAGATTGAGCGCTAATATTAGCGTGAGATTGTCCCGTGATATACAATAATTGTTCTAAATTTTTGTCCATATTTTAATTATCCTTTATTATTAGTTTTATAAGCTATAAATAATTTTGCTTTTTTAATCACTTTATTAGCTTTTGATTTACTTAAATTGTGTACTGATTGAATAGCTTGAATATTATGTGCATTAATAGGATAGTTATGTTCATAATAACCATTTAAAACACTTGCAATAGCAAAAGATATATTTTTGTCCTTATCAAAAGAAAATATCCAATTATTTTTATTATTATTCATGTCTGTATATAGGGGATAATAATTCATTATCCCCTATATTGTCAAGTGTTAATTATACCCTTTATTTTCTAATTGAAGTGCCTTTGTTTTATTCCAAACAATGCCGACACCATTTAACACTTTCTCAAGTACGATGTTTAATTGTTCGGGGACACCACACTCAAAAACTGAATTAATCGCACTTTGTTTATAAAGTTTTAATTCCTTAACTTTAGCGCCTTCGGGTGTTTTTTCAGCCTCGATTTCAGCGAGATATTGCGCCCAACTTCTTAATTGATCTCGACAATCTTCGGGTTGTATTCCCTTGCCGTATCGATCGTGCGAATAATAACTGTCTCTGTCTTCGTTATCGAATTTATAACTTAATTTGCCCTTGAGTTCGGGGTCTTTTATTTTACCAAAAAAGGTTTGGGCTTTACGTTGTTTTATTTC